CCCCCTAACACCCCCCAAAGAGAATAGCAAAGAATAAAAGATAGGTCAAAGTAGTATCAGAAAATGTACCCATTTCTAATTTATTACTCATATTGTTTGTTTTTAGTTAGTTATTATTTATTTATAAAGTTTTTAAATGCAAATTCAAATGCTTCTTTTCTGTCTTTATTAATTGGTTTTTTTTGTTCTTTTGTTTCTTTTGTGTTTGTTTGATTTATAACACCACTAACAAATCCAAAACCATAAGTTGCTATTGCTAATATTATTGTAAGTATAAAGTCCATTTTATTTTATTTTAGTTATTATTTTTTACACAAAAAAAGTGTAATGCTTTCATCTCCATCATCCCATACTTCAATATCATCAAAAATAATATCAAAGTCGTTATCTTCTCCATTTATATCATTGCCTAACAAGTGTATGTACTTATCTTGATTTTCAACTTGTTGTAATTCTTTAATTAATTGTATTACTGTCATTTTTATTTGTTTTTAGTTTAACTTTTTTATTATCATTCAGCACATATTTTGACATATCATTTTTTATTATAACAAGTTTTTTAAATTTATATTCATTTACAAAGTCTACAAATTTATTTTTTACTTCTTGTTTACCACTATATGCAAAATAGTCATTCAATTCTATTGTGTTTTTTTTATACATTTTTTGTAAAATGTTTTTTTGCCTAAGTTCTGCAATCATATTGCATTTCTTTAAGTTCATCTCTTCTAATTTGGTCGTATTCATAATCTTCTATTGGTTCGCATATATCGTCGCAATTTAAGCACACATATCTTTCGACAAAGTCTCTTTCTTCTTTACAGTTGCTACAATGCCCTACACCCTCATTAACTGTGTTTTTTGTTCTAGTATCGCATATATAGCAAAACTCTTCTACTTCTTCAAAAGTATTACCACAACAGTTGCTTACCATATATACTAAATGTTCTTCGTAATCGTACATATTTTTTAGTTTTTTATTGTTCTATATTCTCCTGTATACATACAACTAAGTATACAACCATCATTAATTAAACTATTATTTGTTTCAATCAATCCATCTATACGATAGCCTGTATAATTAAAATTAAGTATAAAATTTTTGTATTTTTTTTGTATTTTTTTTATCCAGTACAAAACATAATTTATATTTAACTCTCTATTATATGGTATTATCTCAATGTAATGTTCATCATTAAAACCTCTGTACCCTTTTATCTTTGTTACTTTAATGTTTGGGTTAGTTTCTATAGTTTTCATAATTTTTTATTTATTGTTTTTAATTGTTTTTTTGACAAATGTATAAAAAAATATTTAATAATCAACATTAATTATAAAAAAATGTTAATAAGACAATTTGTCGTAAAATATAAGTAATTAGTTTTTAGTTGTTTATGATTTTTGTTGTCAAAATGCCCTATACAAAATACCTAGCAGTTTCACAGCAGTTTCATGTACCATTCTAAAGTTTCTATGCACTCATCAAGACCCTTACAAACAACAGCATAGTAACCTTCGTTATTTAAATCTTCTATCCATTGTTTTTGATGTTTAGATGCATAAGATTTTTTATCTGCTTTTATTTCTATAAATAAACCTGCATATTTTTTGTTTGTTTTTAGTATTTGCATGTCAGGAAAACCCTTAACATAGCCAGTTTTTTTAGCTAAAATAGCTTGTTTCATTGATGTTCTTATGCCACCTAAACTAGCACAGTATCTAACATTTGGATATATGAGTTTCATGTATGTACAAAAGGCTGACTGTACTTTTGCTTCTTTATTCATTATAGGTTGTACCTTTGATTAGTTGGTACATTAGAGGTTGAGATACATTGTATTTTCTTGCCACCCCCGATATACTACCCCCTTCTCTTTTATACTCTTCCCTAATTTCTTGTGCTTCTTCAAAGGTAAACTTTCTTTTAGCATAGCCACCACCTCTACTATCTTTTCTGTCTGATGTTTTTATTTTTCTTATTTTAGGCATAGTTAAAATCTGTCTGTTGTAAAACCATACTGGTCTTCTACCTCAACATCTTTAATTGTAATTATTACTTTGTCTAATTTTTTTTTATGAAGATAACAAATTCTGTTTTGTATCTCTTCATCTTTTTCTATTTGTTTTATATTGTCTGTTAATGCAAATGTGTCTATAACACCATTTTTACCTCTACTTGCTTTGCCTTTTGGTCGTATATTGTATTTAACAAATACTCTAAATATTGGCTTTTGCATCTTCTATCTTCTCTAGCTCAAATTCTAAATGAGCTATAGCTTTTTTTAAGCAGTCTACAGGTGTGTCGTGTTTGTGATAGCTACGTAAGATGTAAGTTGTGGCAGTTGCTAAGTGGTATGGCAAATCAAAGTTATCACAGACTTTTCTTGCTTCATAACCATTTTTACCAACATAGTAATATGGCACTCTGTTATCTTTTTTGCTTTTATTGCTTCTTGTGCCAGTTGGAGATAAAGCACCTGTAAGAGTTTCGTGCTTTTTTTCTAAACCAAGCTCTTCTTTTGACATTCTCATTTTAGGATTTATAGTTGTTGTTGTTGTATTTCTATCAAAATCGTAATAATATTTACTTTTACCTGACATAGTGTTTTTGTTTTTTACAAACATAATATTTTTTTTTAGTTTTTATTTTTTTATAATTTAAATTATTAAGAATTAGTTGTTAATTGTTTTGGTTCTGGTCTGTAATGTGGCACTTGTCTAGGGTCTTCTCCTTTATCTACTCTTGCTCTTGCGTTCCACACAAGCTCTTTGTGTTGCCTTAACCACCTCATGTATGTAGGCACATTTAAATGTATAAAATCACCATTGTGCTGACTTCTTACGCCCAAACTAAATGCGTTTCTAGCATCGTCAAAATAAAAATTTTTGTAAAATTTAAATAAATCATCTGCTAAACTTTCTGCTAAAACCTCTAGTGTTTCTTCTTCTACGTTATGTTGACCTAATTCTATATAAGTTTTACTTAATAGGTCTATACATCTTATGACCATATCTGACCTTTTCATGTTTTTAATTACTTTCATATTTCTTTTTTAGTTTTTCTTTGACGTTAATATTTTTTTGTAAGTGTGAATGTATTTTACTCATACCCTTTACACTTTTTTTTCTGTTTCTTTCCCAATTGCGTATTGCTGCTTTCCAATCTTTCATTTTTGTTTTACCTACAAGCCAACCTTTACTTTGATAAAAGTCGTAAAATTGTTCTGCACTTATGCCATTATCTCTTAAATGACAATAATCTTCTATTTCACTAATTGTAGGCACAATAAAATTTTTTCTTTTTTTTATTTTTTCTTTTATTATACTTGTATTATTAATACTTGTATTATTACCCTTAAAGTTTTCTTTAATACCCCCCTTTAAGTTTTCTTTAACACCCCCTTTAAGAATACTTATATACCTCTTATCAATTTCTTTACTACCCTCTTTATAGGTGTAACTTGTTGACACATAACCACTTACAACCAATTCGCTTATCCACTTAGATATTGTTACTTTACTCTTGTTATAGAGGTCAGCAAAATACTTGTTTGTTGCAAAGCAAAAACCATTCTCATTTGTAAGGCAAGTTATCTCACCATACAGCAGTTTCGCATTAGCTGACAAACTTTTGTCATATCTAACCTCTGCTGATATTATTGCGTAATAATTTGGTTTTTGTTTCATATTATAAAAAGAGGAGAAGGCTCAAAGACCTCCCCCTCAATTTAATTTAAAATGGTAAGTCCTGCTCTGTTTGACTATTGTTTGTATTTTCTTGTTTAGGTGGTTCATATGTATTTTCATATGCATAATGTGTTGCACCTTTTTCAGATGGTGTTTTACGTTCACATATTACAAGAGATACCCAACCTTTTTTCTCTATAGCTTTTAGCTCATCTAATTTTAAATTAGCAACAAGCATTGTGCCATATTGTGTTTGTATTTCTTTTATGCTACTAGGCAAGTAGTTTTTGTCTTTTTTCATTTTTACGTTTTTTTAAGTTATATAATTTATTTAGTTCAATTGCATTTACTCTGTTTTGCTTTTCTAAAGCATCTATCTTTTCGTCAAGTGTTACGCTTTCTATTTTTGCTAATATATTTTTATAAGTCATTGAGTCTTTAATGTAAGTTTTGTAAAAAAACTCTACCTGTCTATAGTGATATAGTACAGATGCATGATGCAAGTTAGTTATACCACCTATTTCTTCTAATGACATGTCAAAAATTGTTCTTAAGACAAATATATACATGCGTTTTGCCTGTATAAAATTTTTCTTTCTTGACCCTAAAAATATTTCTTCTTGTTTTACATTGTATTTAGTTTCTAACTCTTCAATTATTACATCGTGAAAGTAACTACTAAATTTTAATCTTTTTTTGTTTTCTTCGTTCATGTTTTTTATTTTAAATCGTATTCTATTATATCTATTACGTCTTTTACAGTCATACTAAAGTGTGTAGCTATTATGTTCATATGATAGTATCTTAACAATGTTGTGTCTAATATATATCTTCTGGCAGTTACCTCGCTAACGTCTAAAAGAAAAGAAAACTGTCTTGTAGACATGCCCTTTATTCTTAAAAATGCTTCAAACTCGTTGTGTGCTTCCCTAATTTGTGAAAATTTATATTTTTTTGTCATTTAAACATACCATTTCTAAACATTTGTTTGTATTGGTCTTTAGGGTCGCTGTATACTTGGTTTTCTAAAATATATACTATAACATCTTCTGCTTCTATTTCAGTATAGTTTTGTAGATTATTTAATATTTCTTGTTGTTCTTGTATAGGTATAGCCGACCTGTGTAGTCTTGTTTCGATGGTAGCCATTTGAAATAAAGTTATCTCAGATGGCTGTCCATCTAACAAATTATCAAACCAATCATCATTCACTAATCGACTATCTCATCTTGTCCAAAGACACCTTGCTCATAAAACCCTGCTATCTTTAGTACAACTCTTGACATTGCTCTTTTTTCTGCCATAGCTACAGGAAATTTTTTACCACCACCCATTAAATTTATGTCTGCAGCTTCGCCAAATGACATCATGTTACGCACATCTTTGTTTTTTAGTTTCATAGTTGCTACTGCTTTAATTACAACACCTTCTGCATCTAGCTTTATTACATCGTAGGCTACTGTTATACCTTGTTTGCTTACAATTTTGTCTATGCCAGTTCTTGTAATTATAACAAAACCTCTTTTGTCTTTGTAAACGTCTTCTTCTACAAGATTGTTTTCTAAGAATAAACGTCTTAGGGCGTCTTTTCTTGTTTCTTTTGTTTCTTCTGGTTGTTCAATTGTTTTATTTTTTCTACTCATTTTTTTTATTTTTAGTTAATAATGAGCAAAAGTATAAAATTGAAACTAACTACCAAACTTTTTTAACAAAATTTTAAAAATAATGTGTGATTCTTGCAACTTGACCAGATTTTTTTTCGTGTAAAAAACCTTCTACAGCTTTTGGCACACCAGTATAACCTTTACGACTATGCCAACTATCTGTGCCTGATGGACTACGCAAGTATTCTACTGTAACACCTACATAATCTTTTGCATCTAGCCACTTATGTTTTAGCTTATGGTGTAAATGATGTAAGTAAAAATACCTATACTTTGTGTCTGACCACATTTTTGGTCTTTCTTGTGCCATTAGTAGAGGTAGATTAGTCATTTTAGCACCATCGCCATGCTCTAGACCTATTAAATTATAGCCATACTTATAATATTTTCTATGTGCTACACTTATGTCAAAGCCAATGTCGTCTGCATTTCTAAACCAACTTTTTAAGGCATGTGCTAAGTGAAAGCCAGACTGATAATCGTGGTTGCTCATGCTGTGTAAAACGTCAACTGGTGCTACTTGCCTTAACATTTCTATACACTTTACATATAACATAAGTGCTATCTCAAAATGTTCCCACCATTTACCATCTACGTCTTGCCTTGTACCTGCTGTTGTTTGATTATATACGTTGTCAATATGCAATATATCGTTTCCTATGCAAAATAAAACTTTTTCTATAGCAAACCCCCTTGACTTGTCTAAAAGTCCTTGTATGCCCTCTAAAACGCGTTTTACAGCAGTTTCACAGTCATATGGACTGTTTGTTTCTATTTCTCTTGCATATTTACCTATGTGTATGTCTGCAGGATTTATTACAAGTAAGTGGTCGGCGTTTTTATCTCTAACAATATGCTTGTAAGCAGGAGAGTAATTTTCTATAAGTTTTTTTATTTTATCTAATATTTGGTTTTCGTCTAAACCATAATCTTGTTTTGTAACAATAGAAAACCTTAACTCACCACTCATGTTTTGCCAATGCTTTACACTGACCACATCTTTTTTATCTATACCTCTATCTTTTAAGTGTATATCTAGTGCTGTGTTGCCATTTATATTATTTACATCAGTTCCTCTAAACTCATATATTAAATCTGCTTCTTCAGCAGATAGCCTTAATCTTTTACCTTTTCTTTTTTCTGTCATGTTTTATGTTTTTTAGTTTTGCTAAATGTATCAAAAAAAACAGGTGTCTATAAAACAAAAATGGGATGTTATTAACACCCCACTCTTGAAACTAAAAACAATTTTCAACCAGAACAGGTTGATAGAAACACAAATGTAACTATTTTTTTTGTTTACATTCGTCCTTTTCACAACTTTTTTCAAATACTGAAAACAGTAGTGGTAAAATTGCTAAAAAACTTAAACCCAAATTCATAAGTGTTATGCCATTGTTAGTCATATCTGCACTTGCAGCTAGAACTAAAACACCACTTATGGTTCTTTTAGAAGAATACTTACCTTTTGTGTCTTTAAACAATTCTAATACTGACTTTATTAGTTCAGTAATAGGGTTTATAGCTTGTTTTACTAAGCTACCTGTTATCATGTCTACTATCTTACTCATTACTTTTTAATGTCAGCAATACCTTGACCTAAAATTAAAGTTAATATAGCATAGTAAACTTTCTCTACTTCTGCTTCTGATAAACCAAGTTTGGCTGCTGCAAATGGTACAAATACTGCAGATACAGTATACCAAAACTTTTTTGAGTTAAACATTTTTTTTAACATTTCCATAATATATTTATTTTTAATTAGTAATTAATACAACCAAACAACTGGCTGCACCTTGTCTTGGTCTGAGTCAACATGTATAAAATTACCTTCTTTACTCAAACCAATTCTCACAAACCCTGCTTCTGCTAGACCACCTAAAATTAAAGCTCTTTGGTAGCCATCCTTACACTCTATGTCTGCAGCTATACCTTTTATATGACTGCTAGTAGGGTTTTTCTTTGACAGGGGGTGGTTTAGACACCTATACCCTGAAGTTATCTTATATTTTATATTGCTGTACGACCTAGCTCTGTCTAAGTCTTCTACAAAGTCTAAATTAATTTTGTTTGTCTTACAACCACATTTACAAGCAAACTCACTTTTTTTAAAGTATTCAAATTTCATTATTTGCCTTGTCCCCTCTTTGGTTTTTTGTAAGCGTTTTGTTTTACACTAGCATTTTTAGAATGTACTCCCTTTCTTTTTTTGTTTTTCTTTTTTCTAAAAGTAAATACTATCTTAGCCATAATTATACACTAGCTACAAATATTTCTACATCTAAAGTAGCAGAAGGTCTAACTTGTATGCTTCCTAAATC